TACAGTTGCAGGTGATTATGCTGTTAACCCATCAATAGGTTTTACATTTGATCCTTTTGATATTCAAGATCCTAATTTACAAACAGATGGGTACCAACGTATTAAGGCTTGGTATGAACTAATGACTGTTGTAGCACAAAGAAGTTTTTTCAAAGAAGTTTATCTTTGGAATTCAATCTGCAAAGAAAATAATGCAGAACTAAAAATCTTTGCCATTAACGAGAACACGTGGCTCCCGAAAGATCTAAATATGCTTGGAGACTGTTCTTATGGCAAAGTTGCTAACCAAAACGTTAGAGAGTTTTTGGAAAGTAAGAACAATATAGATTCTTTTACAATAGATGATGAACACTTCAATAACGAAGCACACATATTAATTGCAAGAGAATTTATACCAAACATTGGAAAGGAAAATTAAAATGGCTGATTTAAGAGAAGCAATCAAAAACGCAGTAATTGAACACGCAAAAGGACACATCGAAAAGCATAGATTAAATGTAGAAATTCTTATGCAAAATACGGCAGGTGTAGCAGAACATCCAGATACTTTGGAAACGATTGAAAAAGAATTGCGTATTATTGCAGACTACGATGATCAATTAGAAGTATTGAACAAATACTTTGGTTAAATCCATATATAAAGTGTTTGACATTGATCTAAATATATCGTATAATGTAAACAATAATAGACATCCACGTCTATAACTCGGAGAAGTAAATTGAAAAAATATGAAGAAATAACAAAACGTATTCAAGACAATAACAAACGTTATTGGGCGGGAGATAATATCTCTGAATATATTTTTAAAGGCGAAAAAGAAGCATTAATTGAAGAAGCAACTGAGGCATTTGAAGGTGTACTTGATAGGCTTATAATTGATAGATTCAACGATCCTAATTCTAAAGATACTGCAAGGCGTCTTGCTAAAATGTATTTTAACGAATTATTGAGTGGTAGGTACAATCCTATGCCTAATGCTACTGCATTTCCTAATCATGTAGAAGATGGTTATAAAGGTATGCTTGTAGTACGTTCAGAAATTAAAAGTGTTTGTTCACACCATCATCAACCAGTTAGTGGTGTTGCATACATTGGTATTATTGCCGCTGAACAGTTAATTGGACTTTCTAAATATACACGTATCGCACAATGGTGTGCAAGACGTGGTACACTACAAGAAGAACTTAATAATGATATTGCACGTGAGATTATGAGTGCAACAGGTTCTGATAACGTAGGAGTTTACATTCAAGCAACACACGGTTGTTGTGAGAACCGAGGTATTATGGCTAAGAGTAGTTTGACTCAAACTACTGTGTTAAAGGGTGCCTTTAACGAAGATCCAGGTACTAAAAAAGAGTTTATGGATAACATTAAATTACAACAGGAGTTTGCACGTGACTAAGGAAGAAGGCCCAATGAAAGAACACATTGAACGATCTAAGGAAGGTGTAATCAAAGCGATTTACACTACCTACACTATCAAGGACGGACGTCTTGTAAAGGACACGTCTGTACGTCAATATCAAAAGGATGGCGACTATCACGACTCATATTACAATGAGCCATTAGTACAGGTGAAAGAATGAAACTAAGATATAGTGAAGCATTTTACAGTGTACAAGGAGAAGGACGCTTTGTCGGTGTTCCTTCTGTGTTCTTAAGAACGTTTGGTTGTAACTTCCGTTGCATGAACTTTGGTTTAGCAAGAGGCGAACCTATGCGTGATGAGAAACTTGCTAACGGTGTAAAACACAACAGTGAAGTAAAAGCACTATTAGATGACGGTGTTACTGATAAAATTAAAACTTTTGAAGACTTGCCTATTGTGCATACAGGCTGTGATACATATGCAAGTATCTATCCTGAATTTAAAAAATATATGAAGGATAGAACAGTTGATGAAGTTGTTGAGCATATTTTAAGTCTTACTCCGCAAGGTAAGTGGACAATGGATAATGGACAGGATGTTCATTTTATTTTAACAGGTGGTGAACCTTTGTTGGGGTGGCAAAGATTTTACGCCGAACTATTCGAACACCCTCGAATGGAGGATCTAAAAAATGTTACGTTTGAAACAAATACAACTCAGACTCTCAGAGATGATTTCCGAGAATATCTCGAAACTCAAAAGAGATTTAAAGTCACTTGGAGTTGCTCTCCAAAACTTTCCGTTAGCGGAGAGCCTTGGGATACTGCTATCAAGCCTGATATTGCTCGTAGTTACTACGACATTCCTAATAGTGATATGTATTTCAAGTTTGTGGTCGCTGATGAATATGATGTGGACGAAGTATCTAAAGCAGTTGATGAATTCCGCAAAGAAGGGATTGATTGCCCTGTATACGTTATGCCCTTGGGTGGCAGATCGGAAGAATACAAACTCAACACCAGAGGAGTCGCAACATTGGCAATGGAGCGAGGCTGGAGGTACACACCCAGACTTCATGTCGACATCTTCGGAAACGCATGGGGAACCTAAACAACAAGAAGCCTTAGATGAAAAGGTGAGAAAGGCCGGATTATGATGGACAAACTTAAAAATCTTAAAAATATGTTTAAAAAGAAAAGCACAGGCGAAAAAGAACTTTCACATCGTGACTTGATGATGAAAGAAAAAGAAGCCGCAACTAAGGCTAAAAAACCTTGGGTTGGTGTACTTGATACACAGGTTAACAAAGATAACATTCGCAATGGTTTCTTTGAACTTGATTGGAACAATGAATTTATTGAACAGTTACTTGATGCAGGTTATTCAGGTGAATCAAATGAAGAAATTGTTGATATGTGGTTTAAAGATCTTGCAAGAAATGTTCTTGCTGACGAAGGACACGATCCTAATCGAGGTGCAGGATTCATTAATACCAAAAACTTAGGTGATGGTAAATCGGAGGTAAAATAATGTCATTAGTAAGAATTAAAAGTTATCATCCACAAACAGAGTTTTCACCAAGTTGGAATATTCCTCTTTGGTTAACAAATTGGACTGATTTAACTCATGTAGATACTATCCGTAAATGGATTATTGATAATGAAGATAAAATTTTAAAAGATAATGAATATACAAATTCCGGCGGTACTGGTTTAGATGAAAAACATATTACAACCAGATTTGGAAGATACAATTTACTTGATCAAGAACCAGAAGCATTTAAAGAACTTTTAACATTTATTAGATATTCATATCTTGAATATGTTCAACAACAACAATTAGAATTAAAAGACTTACAAATTGTATGTTGGGCAAATATTCTTCGTAAAGATGAAGGTATGAACAGTCATGCTCACGGTGCTCAGCCAGATAGTTATCTAAGTGGTAATATGCACTTTGACGATTATCATACAAACACTGTTTATCATTCATCTTATGATCCAGAATCAAAAATTGGTTTCCCTAATAAAAAAGGTGGTTGTGTTTTATTTCCAAGTTGTACGCCTCATTATGTAGAACCACACACTCGCGATGATCTAAGAGTAAGTGTAGCATTTGATTTGCGTCTAACAGGAAGTTTTAACGCAGAAGAAATGAATGCTATTCCTTTTATGAATAAAGAAGTACTAACTGAAATCCAAGAAAAAGCAAAACAACAGGTTGACAAGACGCCTAAAAAGTAGTATAATATGACTATGGATTCGGAAAAGAACTATAGAATGGTTAAGACATTGGCAGAGAATTTTAAAGATAAACCTATGAAACGTAAAGTAGATACGTATGAATATGAATCTCTTGCCGAATGTATTAGAAGCGATCAAGTTCCAGCAAGTCATATTGCAGAGTTTTTTACTGATCCTGCATTTTATAAATGGTACAGTGAAAAATATTTTAAGGGTAAAAAATGAACTATATTCTTGTAGATACTGCTAATACTTTCTTTCGTGCAAGACACGTAGTACGAGGTAACCTTACAGATAAAGTTGGTATGGCTTTTCATATTACTTTGAACGGTATTAGAAAAGCATGGCAAGACTTTGACGGCAGTCATGTTATATTTTGTCTTGAAGGACGTAGTTGGCGTAAAGATTATTATGAGCCTTACAAAAGAAATAGAAGTGATGCTCGTGCGGCACTAACTGCAAGTCAACAAGAGGAAGAAGAAGTATTCTGGGAAATGTTTGACGAGTTTAAAGACTTTGTTACAAACAAAACTAATTGTACTGTTTTACATCACCCGCAACTCGAAGCAGATGATTTAATTGCAGGGTGGATACAATCTCACCCTAATGACAATCATGTTATTATTTCAACTGACGGAGACTTTGCACAATTAATTGCTCCCAATGTAAAGCAGTACAATGGTGTACAAGATGTAACAATTACGCATGAAGGTTACTTTGATAAGAAAGGTAATCGTGTAATTGATAAAAAAACTAAAGAGCCTAAGCCTGCTCCTAACCCACAATGGTTATTGTTTGAGAAGTGTATGCGTGGCGATACAAGTGATAATGTATTCTCAGCATATCCAGGTGTTCGAGTAAAAGGCACAAAGAACAAAGTAGGCTTAATGGAAGCATTTGAAGATAAAGAGTCTAAAGGATATAACTGGAACAACCTAATGTTACAACGTTGGGTTGATCATAACGGTGAAGAACATCGTGTTCTTGAAGACTATCAACGTAATGTAACACTTTGTGATTTAACTGCACAACCAGATGAGATTAAACAAGTCTTAGCACAAGTTATTGCGGATAATAGTAAACCTAAAGAAGTTGCACAAGTTGGTGTAAAACTTATGAAGTTCTGTGCTAAACACGAACTTAATAGAATTTCAGAACAAGTACAGAGTTATAGCGAACCTCTAAATGCAAGGTATGCATAATGGAAATTGTTTGGCACATATTATTAACTGTATGTTTAGGATCAACTTGCTTAGAACAAGATATTCAATGGTTTGATTCTCAAGAAGAATGTGAAAGTATGCTACCTGCTTACACCGGACTTCCTATTGATGGTGACTGGGATACTGTAAAATATGAATGTAAACCAATAGGATCGCTATCAGCATGAACCATTTACAAGACGAAAACTTCTTAGATGCATACGAATTAATCGGTTGTCCAGAGCCTGATGTAAAAGACTTTATACACAGTTTACCTGTTAATATAGGTAATACAAAACAGTATATACCAACAGAAGAATATCTACGTGAAGATGTAGCAAAAAGAATGGGCAAAATACTTGAAAAAGTACTTGTCCAAAATATGTCAGTTGACGAAATTATTGGCTTAAATAACTTAGCAAATATGCCGGAAGACCCTTATATGTTTATGCGTTTGAAAGACATTAGAGGAAAAGACGGTTATAAAGAAGCATATATTAAGGAAATGCAATTACGTGATAAACGTGATTACAGAGAAAGAGAATTTCCTTTAGAGCCAATTCTTGAAGCAATTGAAAACGGAACTTGTCGACCACCGTTAATAGTAGAATTAGATAGTGGAAGATACGTAATTGATGGCAGAACAAGATTGTATGCGGCTATAGCATCTAATAAAAGTTTAGATGTTAGAGTTGTGAATACTGAAACCTTTGGAGGATTGAATGACGAAAATTAAAGCAAACCCAATCGTAGCAGGAAAATTTTGGATTGTAGAAGAAGACGGTGAACGTATAGGAACTTTGTCTAAACAAGAAGATAAGTCATATATGTATTGTTGCAATACACATACAAAATTTTACGAAAGCGAAAAACAATTAACAAAAGACGTTGATATCGAATGGGGTATCAAAGACGCAACAACTGTAACAACTGATAAAGAAGTTCACGGATTTAAAACATCTTGTGCACCACATAATGCAATGTATGATGTAAAACGTAAACTTCCTTTGTTTACAAAAAGTAAAAAGTCTAAGTCTTTATATTGTGCAGGTTATTACATAATTAGATTTGAAAAGGGTTGGGTAAGAAGTTTCTGTCCGAAACTTGTAACTATTGAAGGTTACACTTCTAAAGGTCCTTTTAAAGACGAATTAACAATGCGTCAAGAATTATCTAAAGCAAATGCAGATGACAAAAGAACCTATTAACACTTCACCAATTGAAACTTTTATTCAGCAAGTAAAAACTGCTGATACATCTCAAGCCAAAGAAGTAAAACTAACTATCCAACAAGCCAAAAACCTTGCACTGACTTTAGGTCAAATTAGTGCAAGACTTCATGGTGAATTAGAACAATTTGTAAAAGCAAATGCAGTCAAGGCTGAACAAGAAGTAATAAACGTCGAAATGGATGGTGGCGGATTTAAAGATTAATGGAAGTCCAAACACTCTTTAAAACAGACATTTACAAAGTAAAAGTAAATCAACACGAGCAAATCAAACGTTTTTTAGTTGATAATGTAG